CATCTATTCCGCTGTTTAGATCAGCCATAAAGTCTGCCATGTAGTCTCCTATCGCTTACAGTATTATACTTAGGCGGTTAGGATATTTGCCCATTCTGCTGGAACCTCAGTGTCGAAGCCTGATTCCTGAGCATCAAACTTGTCGAGGTAGATAGTTTCCTTACCTACTTGCCCATGCACAGGATGGTAATATAGCACTAAGTGCTTAGGCTTAGTGATTAGGTGTAACTGTGACACTACATATTCATCTCCACCTTTTGTTGTACCGCAGATGTGCAAGCTACCTGTTCCAATATCCATCTCATCAATGCGGTGGAAGTGTCCCATTAGTACATCATCGAATTTCTCAGCCACGGTGTACCTCTCATCGGAGTCTACGATGCCATTGTACTGTACAACATCACGTAGGTTGCCTATGGCTCGTTTAATCGAAGCTTGTGAGCCTCCACCCTTTACGCTATCGCCATGCATGATCAAGATGTTTCGGTTAGCTACCTCGAAGATGTGGACGGAAGCCTTAGGTATTTCAATCTCTACGTTCTTGTGCTTCTTTAGGAATACGCTCATCCACTGATAGAGCATGTAGTCCCAGTCCATGAACCTGTCCTTAGAAGGAACCTTTTTAGTCATACGACCATGGTTACCAACTACGCCCTTCAACTTGATGGTCTTAAAGTGAGGTGCTAGGAATTGCACTGCCTGTGAGATAACATAAGCACCTATGATCATCTGCATCATGCAGTTCTCAATATTAGTAAATGCTAGTTCATCGTGTATGTCCCCACTTATCATGTCACCAAGCATGGGGATAACTAGATCATCTATATTGCACATATTGCGTCTGTATTCTGCTAGCTGTAGAACTTGATTAGCCCATCCCCAGATACGTCGGCTGAACAGATCAATATCGTACTCATTCAATCCAAGTACTTGTTCGCTTTTTACGTTGTCGCCTACGTGGGTGTCTGTGAGTGGTGCTACCATCACTTGGGTCTTTGTGCCAAAGTTCTTTGGTCGAGTAGCCTTAGCTACGTTCATCGCTCTGCGTTTCATCTGTGGAGCAAGAGCGGGAGTATACTGTTCGATAGCCCTTAGAACTACGTCAGACCCATTCCCTGAGTCCAGAGCCTTATGATATAGTGATCGGTATAACTTTCGATCTTGTTCCAACGACCTGATCTTCTTATCTAGTTTTAGCTTTGCGTCTACAAACTCATCGTCAGTATCGTCTAGGTCTAAGATAGTCTGCTCTGCGCCATGCTCTGCATGCCAACGCTGGATTGTGCTACGGTGGAGGCTTACACCGTACTCATCGTCAATGAAACGACTGATGGCTGTCCATCCCATTCCCTCTTCTCTTAGCTCTACGATCTGTGCCTTTGCTTCTTCTGGGATAGAATAATTCAACTTAGTTCTCCTTATGGATTCTTCCAAGTGTTAGCCCGTTTAGTTCCTTTGTGGCTAACTTGCCTTTCGAGTGGCTTTGGTGTCTTCTGATCGGTGGGAGGTACCTGTGACCCGCCCTCACGCATTTGTACATTTCTATTGTATATTGGTGCTAGGGCTTTGTCAAGTCTCTGCTTACCCTTCTCCACAATCACACTCTGAGAGGATGTATCTGTACCCCTCTTGTTGAAGGACATAGTTGCTATGTCGTGATCCGTCTGGGTCTGCCCAGCTTTCCTCTTACCTCTATCTCCTCCAAATGTAGTCGTAAAAATACCAGAGTTGGTAGATACGTGGGCTGTACCACCACCAGCTAACCCACCCGATCCCGTAGCCACACCAGCCCCAGCACCTTCGCCAGTACCGTTGCCCTCTTTTAAGAAGTCCGCTGGAAGCACTGGTGTTGCTACTCCCTTTAGCTTGTTTTTGTTGGCTCTCAAGGAACCGTCCAGATCGTTTGGCATACCTGCCTCTCGATTTTCCCCTCTGCGCCCTCGTTCTTCTGCCCATGATTCAACATCCCTCTCTTGGGTAGGATTCTTCTGGCTCCAATCGGGGGTCTGACCAGCAAAGTTTCCTTTGAACTTACGGTTAGCAATAGGTGGCTTAGTCTTTATAATATCTAATAAGTCGGTAGTTTTAGTTACGGACTTCTTTACATCTCTAAATGCGGATGCTGGTGGCAGTCCTTTCATACCCTGCTCGTACATGTCATTAAGTCTGCCCTCGGATACATACCTACGCATATTATCTGAGTAGCTAGGCATTTTCAGGGCATCCAAAGGATTACCAGAATCTTTAGGGTTATCGCTAGGTATGACTCTATCCGCTTCGGGTATCGTTACATGCTTCTTAGGAGGAATCTTCTTCGCAGTCTCTTCTACTTTAGCCTTAGCGTCATTCTCCACAACTTCTTTAAAAATGGACTCTCCCCATTTCCTAGCCTGAGCAGGACGGAATGAAGCCAATTTCTTCATACGTTCTACATTCTGCTCATCTGTAAATGGAGTCTGTCCAGTCTTCCCAGTAGCAGAGGTTTGAGAGAGGTACGGTTTTATAGGCTTACCCTTAGGCAAACTTACTTGTCTCTGGTTAGTCTTCCTGATCGTCAATACGTTCTATGTCCTTCGATGGTGCATTAGGTGTCTTGGTTGCGTCGGCAGGGGGTGTGAATGATTTCATAACCGCTTTGTTTACGTTTCCAATTCTTCCCATATTTAGACTAGCTGTAAAGTCCTCTGAACCGTGGGTGAACCATAGTCTCTGCCCATCTGGTGTAAGTTCCTTAATGATTGGGAATGGGAAGCCCATCTCTGCAAGCTGCTTAGTCCAAGGTTTAGAGGCCATAGATAGTTGCATCTCCTGCTCCCCACCTTGCTCCTCACCGCCTTGTGCCTGTTGCTGCTCGGCTTGCATCTGCTGCTCCTGCTGCATAATTGCTAGTGCCTGTTGTTCTGCACCAAGCTTAGCCGTATTCACAGCCTCACCAGATACAACAAACTGAACATTCTCTAGATCAACATTCTGTTCCTTCAACTCAATATCGTACCCTAAGCCTACCGCTTGTTGAGCAAGCTGTACACGCTGCAAAGCGAAGGAGATTCTAGTAGACTCTGCCTTCTCCTCTGGTGTAGGTAGCACCATCTTCCAGTCTGTAATATTGAACGCTTCCAAAATCTTAGGGAATACTCGTTCGTGGAAGATACGCTGGTCACCCTCAACTACCCTGCTCATAACTACAAGCTGGGTTGTTTGGGTGGTAAGTCCGCCAAATCCTTCTGGTGCGCCCTGCCATGCAGGAGTAACACCCCACATAGAAGCAACACGTTCTCTAATCTCGTTACGTATAGGAAGGTAGTCCATCTCCTGCATTGTGTGGAACAACCGAACAAGGTCTACTCGTCCTCTGTTGTTACGTGACGATACAGCGACCATCGGCATGAAGTTGGAGTCCTGCTTTGTCTTAGCTTCCCAAGACTGCCTCTCACGCCGTAGTGAATCTGGGTCGTCTGTAGATACCATTAACATAGCTGCTGGCATCTTTCGTTCGAAGAAGTACCTGTAGAGGTTCTTGTCCATACCTAATAGGGTAAGGGCTTTTTCGAACAGTGTTAAGATAGGACTCCAACCGAATGTGTCGGTCGGATAGAACTTGCTGATGTGGATAACCTCAGAGTTCAATAGGTAGTAGATAGCGTTCTTGTGGCTATACTTGTACATGGCTGGCTGGAACGGTAGTCCACAATCATCCTCAATACAAACTAGCTGCTTTTTCTCCTCATCTGAAGGAGTATCCTTTTCGATTACCTTGAACCTATGTGCTGGACAGAACCAATGGAAGTTCTCTGGTAGGCCACGAGCATCCAGATCAAAATCTGTGATAGCTGGGTCTAGGTGACGAATCTCAATGATGGACGAGTCCAGCTTAGGATTAGCCTTGCCTCTTGAAACGTAGGTCTTGTTCAATAGTATAAAGGCATCGTCAATAGCGTTAAGATCAAAGTGAACTAGACGTAACACTTCTTCCAAGGTTTTGTGGAACCTGTTAGCATCACCTATGAACTTGTTAATTTCATCCAACTGATGTTCATCGGGTTTCTTTGTAGTTGGCTCCCATACAATACCTCTTCGGAATACTTCCGCTGTGATGTGCTGTAGTGGTGCTCTAATCTCCTGTACCTGTGTGGCGATCTTGTTTAGGTCACCTACTAACTGAGTACGGTATGCCATCTGGTTACGAATCCATGAGTTAACAATTGATTCGATACCAAGTTGTAGTGGCTGTGATCCTTCCCCAGCATCTACTGCCTTCTGGCTATGCATGGCTCCAATGGAAGCAGACAACCCAGCCAATTGTGCATTACTTTGGGATGCCTGTGGTACAAACTGACTGATTTTCATATGTTATCCTTCTAGGGAGTCGATTCCAATGATCTTGATAATATTATCCATTGCTTGCTTCTTTAGTTGAGCACCCTCGGATAGGGGTGGATCAACCTTTACCGGTGTAGGTGGAGCCGTGTCGAATCCATTTGCATTCTTGCTTGCCTCCAATAGCGATTCTACCTCCACCTTCAGCAGTCGAATCTCTTCCTCTGCTTCAGAATATACCTTCTCTGGCACACCCTCAAATTTGATGCCATCTAAGACACCCTCTGCTGTAGCATGCTTGACAAGTGCTTCGAACGCTCCTTCGGTGATCAGCGTTACCGCTTCATGATCGTCGGGAACATCATCTTCATCGGGGTCAAACCCCTGTAGGCTACTATGCCAAGCGTTTAAAATTCTCCACGTACCGTTAGGGTCTAAATCCGCAACGTACTGTGCACTGTGCTGCCTTAATCCTGTGCCTATTTCTGGCATAGCTTATTCTCCTTTTCTAATCATAGCAGCGGGTGCTGTTTATCGCAACACCCACTACTTTACTATTATACTTATGCTATGTGGCATTTTGACCAGCCGCAACTCTTGCAGCTAGTACACCCACTCTCCTCCACTAACATTGGTGATTCACAGCATAGGTCACGTTTAACTGCCCTAATCTCAGGTTCAGCTACTGCTGTGCTATATTTATACCCGTCTGTGAGTGTCTGAAACTGGTATGGTTCGTAATCATTAGGATTCCACATTGGTGGTTTTTCAGCCCGTTGCCCGTCCTTAGGTAGGTAATCATCAAACAGGTCAAGTTGGTACTTGTCTGTTAGTGCTGGAATCTTATCTTTAGACTCCCTCACAAGTACTTCCTTATCCCGGCTACCTGACCTATACACTGTAATTCCCTTACACCCGCTATCGTATGCTCCTAAGTACGCAGTTGCTACGTCTTCCTCAGTAGCCTCATTAGGTAAGTTGATAGTCTTGCTGATTCCTGAATCACAGTGCTCTTGGAACGCTGCTTGCATCAATACGTGATCATCTCCTGCTATCTCTGCCGAAGTTACGTACACTTCTTTTACCCAACCGTCAACCTTTATGTCATTTAGACTACCACCTGCGCTTACATGTTCTAACATTTCGTCGGTAATAAAGGATTCTTTTTCGAAGTACTTGTTGGTGTAGTAGAATGACTCACCTTCTAGTACGTTCTGCTTCTTCCAAGCTAGTGCAAACGTTGGCTCAATTCCTGAGGATGTGTTTGCAAGCATTGAGATAGTTCCTGTAGGTGCCACCGTTAGTCGGCAAGCATTTCTCATGGGCTTTTTGAAAGTTGAGTGCTCCCATGAAGGGAAGTTACCACGATCTTCTGCTAATTTAGTAGATTCTAGATCAGCTTCTTCTTTCATTACTTTCATAATCTTTGAGCCAATTTCTCTACCCTCTTCGGAATTATAAGCAACCTTCATCTGAATGAGTAGGTCTGCAAAACCCATAATACCTAGACCCACCTTACGTGTAGCCTTAGTCATTGTTTCAATGGCCTTGGTAGCATATTTATTAGCGTCTACTACGTCATCGAGGAATCGAATGGATAGGTGTACTGTCTTCGCAAAGTCAGACCAGTTAAATTTATCTTCCCAGTTTTCGGAGTCATTGTCGTTAAAGAACTCCGATAGGTTGATTGAGCCTAGGTTACAAGACTCATTAGGAAGTAGAGGCTGCTCACCACATGGATTGGTAGCGATCATTCTACCATGCTCTGCCTGTACACTGTTATCCTCATTGATACGATCTAAGAAAACCATTCCCGGTTCTCCGTTTCGCCAAGCACCATGTACTATCTTTCTAAATACTTCTCTTGCGTCCAATTCACCTACAATGTTCTTGTCCTTAGGGTGGATCAGGTTGTAGTGGGTGCCCGCTTTGACAGCCGACATGAAGTCGTTAGTGACTCCTACGCTAATATTGAAATTGTGGATTTCCCCTTCAATCTGCTTGCACTCGATGAATTCGAGAATATCTGGGTGGTGAATGTCCATCACCGCCATGTTCGCACCGTCACGTTTGCCGCCCTGAGTAATCATTGAGGATACACGGCTGAGGGTCTTTAGTACTTCAATCGGCCCACATGCTATGCCGTGGGTAGTTCTAATCATATCTCCCTTTGGCCTGAGTTCCGATAGGGCGAAGCCTGTACCGCCTCCAAACTTCTGTACCATAGCAGAGTCTGTAGCAGCCTTCATGATGCCTTCCATTGAGTCTTTAACAGGGAGAACAAAACACGCTGACAAAGTGCCTTGATCAGTACCTGCATTCATCAGCGTGGGAGAGTTTGGAAGGAACTTATTCTCTGCCATAATCCTATAAAATTGTTTTTCGGAGTAGGTCGTGTCAGCCTGACCATTATACAACGTTTCGATACTAGCTACCCCTTTAGCTACCCTCTTAAACATTCCTTCTGCGTTCTCGATAGTCTCCCCTAGGGTATTCTTTAAATAGTAACGTTTCTTAGCTACTACCTCGGCTTGTGGGGATAGTTGTATCATGTTTTCTCCATTCGTTTTGTTCTTTAAAGTATTAGAGGCTTATCCCCCCTGTGCAGACACATCATGCACAAGTTATTCTCTGGTATCCAAGCCTTAGGGGTGCATTGTCTGTTATTACAATTAGGATTCGGAGCACCCACAGGAGGAAAGATTGTGTCGTTTGATGTATCTTTATTATACTCGTCCTTGTCGAGAGTTTCAAGTCTTTTTAGCCAGTTTTTCATCGGGTCTTTGGAATCCCCATCGGACTCTAAATCTGTTGCCCACTGTTGTAAATCCCCCACTACTGTCATGCCATATAGGTCTGTTTCATGGGCAGCTTGAAGAGCCATTCCAACGCTAAAGAATGCATCACCGTGACCCGCTACTGTAGTTGTAGCCTTCAAGTCATTGTTCACCTGCATAAGCTGTGTGTTCTGCTTAGCCTCATCTAGTAACTTACCTCTACCGCTTAGGATAATCTCTTCCATAACACCAGCTAGGTTGGCTTTCATCTTAGGTGTAAACGACTGAGGAATCCAAGTATTGTTTAGTCCTCTGTCCTCTAGTTCGCCACGAGTATTGTCCACGTAACCTCTAGTCATACCGAAGTTATCTGCCACCTCATTGAGGTACTCTACCTGATCGTTGTAGTTCCAACCTTCAAGGTAAGAGCTATGAATCTGTTCGATATTACTTCCTCTACGTTTGAATATAGCTAGATGGCTAGGGTGTCGTTTCTTACCAACATCGAAGCCTCCAAATACTTCTTCGTCCTCAGCGAACTTGTGCTTAGTTAGGGCATGCAAGTTCCTAAGCCTATGGTCGATGGCCTTTTCAATATCCTCTGTGGAAAAATACGTCATACTGCTATAGAACGGCTCTAGCATAAACTCAGCAGCGAATGCCTTTGGTTTAGCTTTCTGGTGAACAAGCAATTCTTTTTCGTTGAAGATGCCGGGAGCCAATACCCTACGACCGGGAACTGGGTTAAATACTGGAAGCCTTCTGTGCCTGAATCGTGGGTCAAACTCTAGCTTGGCTAAGATATCATCTGGTAGTAGTGGCGTACCAACTACTACGATAGGTGCCCCCTTGTTGGGGATGAACATGCTCTCCTGCATGAAGTGATCCTCAACCTTGGTTACCTGCCCGATCTCTAGCGGGTTCTCTGGGTCTTTAAGGATGTCGTCTGCGATCAATGCTCCGTCTAAGTGCATACCACGTTTGAAGGAGAATAATCCACCTTTCTCTATTTCAACGTTAGCACTCTTGTATCGCATTCGGAACGTGTAATCAGAACGTGGTGTCTTATCATCCAGCAGCGTCTTTAGAACTGGGTTACGACTAACTTCTTTCTTAATCTCATTGATGTGATACTTGCTCATTGTGTCGGAGTAAGATAGATAAAGAATCTTCATATCCTTCTCCATCTTTAATATACGCCAAATTGAAAAGGCGTGACCTAGAATTGTACTTTTGTAATGTGCTCTCGGAAGTATAGCACAGTAATGCAACCCCTGACTTACAGCGTCTTCTATGTCCTCAGCCAAGTACTGTACGTGCCACTCACTAAAGAGTTCTGGTTTCTCAAATGAGAGTGACCATATATCACGAACGAATTCCCAGAATGTTCCGATCTCCACATGTACTTTACCTGCGCCTGTCAACTCATTAGATAGGTGCTTAATGGCTTCTACATACGACATACCTCGATTAGAGTTATCGGGTAGGTACAGACTAGGACTCTTGAATTGGCTACTCATTCTCCACTACCAATGCCATGAGTTTATTACCCACGACAGATAGTGTTTGAGAGTCTTGAATTTCATCAACTAGGATTTCCATTACCTGTTGGACAAATTCCATCTGCATCATACTTTTTAGAATTTCTATTTCTCCGTCAGCACCGATTTTAGCCGCTTTAACAGCGTCAATAGCACTGTCAAATGGTATAGAATCAAGATCATTATTAGCTTTCTCCCTGATTTTGGAGTACAGCTTCAAATGATCTTGAGTTGTACGCAGAAGCCTACCAGCTTCGGATTCAGTAGCTTTAGCTAATGCTGTGGTTTTTACTACTTTTTTTGCGTCGTCCCAATCGTACTTTTTTGCCCATGAGTAAATAGTTACCGGCTGAACACTAATCCAGAATTCATCAGAAACAGCCTTAGATATTTCCTTAGCAGACATATCATCTCTAAGGTATAGTTCTAAAGCTTTATCTCTGGCTTCTATCGGTATTGTTTTAGGGATATTTCACCTCTTTGTAGTAGGTAAGCTGATGCACCCATGTAGATGAACCATTCCTCTTTATTATTTTGAATTAAGCTGTGGATTATATAGAATAAAGTATCTATTTTCCAATCTCTACTCTTCCCAGTTGCCGTGCTTGTCCCAATCGTGCTCAAAGGTTCTGGATTCGGTTGATCCTCCGTATGGTGTCCCATCGCTTTGAAGCATCTTCGACCAATCTTGGTGCTGGCGTGTATCCACGGACGAAACATAACAGGAAGGAACATTCTGTTTGATCCCTGTGGTTGATCGTATTGAGGTGAAGTCAATAGCGATTTCATTTCTAGTACAGATTCCTTTCCATACGTGCTCTGATTCACTGATCGGTTTGTAGCTTGGGTTCTTTCTAATTGTACCTGTTGTACGTTGGAGGTCTTCTATATGTTGGTTAGACTTGCATGCTGAATACTTACACCACACTACAATGCCACGCTCTGCCTTAATATCATCATAGGTCTTACCCTCTGGTATCTTGTCCACATATATTTCACTCGGTGGAGAAGCCTTTTTTTCTCCGGTGCTTAGTGGGAACGTACTTTTCTTACTATCTGCCATTGGTTTCTTAGCTGCCATGTTGTCTCCTTGACCATTCTGCTACACACGCACTGTCAGCGAAGTCCTGCTCTGTAAAAACATCACCCCACACCTTTTTTGCATGCGCCATTATATCTGTTTTCTTAGCGTTACCATTTCCTACTATCATCTTTTTCCAAGAACGGTTATCTACTGGGACAATTGAAAGACCTGCTCTATGTAGTGCATACTTTGCACAAGCCACAACTGCGGACAGTTTTATAGTGGTCATTGGGTTTTGAATAAAGATTGCAGCTTCAATTGCCGAAGCAGTCACCTTTATTATACTAGCGAAGTTGTATAAATCGTCGCTCATCTGGAAAATTCTAGCGTCTAAATCCTTCAGCTTATTCGTAATCTTAGTCTGAGAATAGATTGAACCGTCCTCATTTAGGAGCACAACGTGTAGAGCTTTAGTACTGGTGTCTATGCCCATGTACATTACTCAACCTCCTCTGAGAAGCGACTATTACTTTTCAATATGGCTAGTACCTCATCTCGTTTACATCCGTGCGCCGGTACATCCTTTATATTCTCTTCCAATAAGGCGATGGCTTGTTCTACGTTGTATTCCAGATCAGACAATTGTTTCTTTACCAGCGACATTTTTATCATGTTAAGTCCCTTCGTACCGTGATAACCCTTGACACGCCATCATATAGATGCTGGTAGGAATCCTTAGCACTCTCTAGTCTGATTACCTGTACTTGGGTTTCGATTTGCTTTTCAATTTTGGCTAACACATCTTCATCTGCGCCAACCACCTGAGCCTTGATTGTCTCCTTAGCTGGAGGCTTCTTACCCTGCTCCTGATACTCTTGTACCAACTTAGATGTAGCCACGTTGATAAGAGCCTCTAGTGTAGAGTCTATAGCCTTTAGCTTAGCCTTTACAATTCCTAGGTTCCACGATGCGACTGATAGGTAGGCACTAAATGCCCAAACCATTCGTTCAAGTGCTAGCTTATCCATACTGCTGATGGCTTCTGGATAGTAAGTATCTGAATTCTCATCCATTGGGCTGTCTAGGGTAGGTTCACCAATGGCTGGAATAGGTAGTTCTGCTAACCAATCCTCTGCCGACTTTAGCGGTATAGCCGCTGAGAATCTTCGCTCAAGCTTGACCATCATCTACTCCTTCTGCCCTAAGGCAATCACAGTATCGTGGGTACTGAGAAGTACATTCAAAGGGTGGGAACCTCTCGGTAGTAATCCGGTAGGCTCGTTCCATCTGCTTCATCCAATACTCTTTGTCTCTGGATACTCGGAACACTTTAATATCTGAATCATTCTTGTTCTCATACGCTACCAAGCCATTCTCTAGGTTCAACGCTTCCAAGTACATCTGTACCTGTAGGTTGTGTTCTGGCTTAGGTTTACCCTTTAGGGCTTTAAAGCCTTTGTCGTTGATTGTCTTCAACTCCAACACAGACTTACCTAATGTTAAGTGGTTGATTAGGAAGTCTATACGTCCTGTAATCCGTACTGGGGGGTGGTCTATTGCTGTTGGTAGTTCCCTAGCAAGTATGGTTTTAGGGTTGATATCGGATAGGTACTTCTCCATCCTATCTTCGAAGGCGTTACCAGCAGCTAGTAATCTAGCAAACTTACCTGTTATCTTCTTCTTTGGAACCTTGCCACGCCATGCATACCAATGATAACGATCACAGGGATTACCGAACGATGAAGCATTGAAGTGGTCTTCTGTGCCACCGAAACCCCATGAGTTTGTAACCTCTTCTAACTCAGCAGTAAGCCAAGTGTCTACCGATGCTGCTTTATCGGGTAGGTCTACTCCAATTCGTTTAATACCTGCCATAATTGTTCCCTCAATCCACCTTGTGTTGTGTCATCTACCCTACCTACAGTCGTAACCATGTCGGGTGCAGATGCTAATATATTCTTGGTTCTTTCTTCGTCAGCCTTTTTCAGGTGTCCAATCGGCCCATCGCATTCTAACACCATTTTAATCTCTTCGATATAGAAGTCAGCCAGATAGTTAGTACCGGGAACTTTCCATTGCATTTCATATCTAAGTCCGAACTCAGTTAGAAGCTTCTCTACTATTAGTTCCTGTGCGGTAAAGTCTTTATGCACCTATGCTATCCGATAACTTAACCATCAACTCTTTAACGGCTTCTATCATCACGTTCTTATCTTCCGTCGATGCGATAACACCCTGCAACTGCTTTAGGTCAGTTAGCAACGGAATGATTACATCTGCATTGGCATTGATAGCATCTATCGCTGCTTGATGGGGTGCAATCATTGCTTGCTTCACTTCCCAGATAGCTTGCTCTGCTGGTGTCATACCGGGAGCAGGGTCTTCTGCTTCTGAATTCATTGCGTCCTGCTGCTCCTGTAACCAGTCAGGGACTTCTAATGGGGTAGGTTCTCCCTGTGCGAATGAGCCAACCCCTGAGCCACTAGCCCCACCACTTCTTGTAGATTCTGATTCCTGTGCTCTAGGCGGTGGGGAAAACTTACGCTGCGCTGAGTCCCCACTCTTTTTAAGGTTTAGGTTTGTCGGCCTACCAGATACAGGATTAGCTGCATTTAGAGGTGCTTGTAGATCGTCCATTGGATCGCCCATTATATCTCTCCTATTTCTAACTTCAATTTAGCGTACAAGTCTGGGTTCTTCTCAAAAAGGTTGTGGAGTCCTTGTGACCCCATTACCCGTTCCTCTCCGTATGTGTACCATGCCCCGCTCTGTAGTATACGTCCCTGAGCCAAGCCTTCCCTCATGAATGTCTCAATGAGGTCAATACCTCCATCAACTTTGAACGGAACCTTAGTGCTGTTCCACTGCTCCTTAGAGAAACGTCCCTTTCGTAGTCGTATATTCATTTCAAACCCAATTCTTACATCTTCTTTATCTTTAATCCATGCACCCTTACGTAACTCTATGAAGTTGTGAGCAAAGAATACCTGTGCCTGTCCTCCCGGTACGTTAAGGTTTACCTCATATTTATTACCGCCTAGGGTATCTCTAAGCTGGTTTACAATTATAAGCATAGAACCATGTCGAAGATCGTTTACTAGCTTTGGTAGGTTCTGGTTAATAAATCGTGCTTGCCATGCCATAGGTGTGTAAGTAGAGTCATTCTCTAGGTTATCCTTAGGCATCAACCCTGCGAGGCTATCCAGAATAACAATATCTATACCAGCTTGTAGCAACATCCTAGTAGCATCAATTGCTTCTTCTCCGCTGGTTGGCTGTAGGATAGCAATCTTCTCGACTGGTACTCCGCATCGTTTGAGCCAATCGGGGTTCACGGCTCGTTCTGTATCCACCAAAGCTGCCGTAGCAGTGCTATCGGCTTCGATTACTGCTTTAGCAATCTGTGTAGCTAAGTACGACTTCCCTGCTCCGGTATCCCCTACCAGTTCGGTTAGTGCCTTCTTAGGGAACCCACCCCCAATGAGAGCATCTAGGTTAGGTATTCCTATTGGAACCTTTTCTACTACTAGACTTTCATCATCGCCACGTTTGAAGTCGAATGCTTTGTTAGTCAGCATCATCTCCATTTTTTCTTCCATAGTTACAAGAGTAACTTCTTTCTTCTTCGCCATTATTTCCCCCTTGGAAACAGAATGGGGAGTGGCTGCAAGTCCCTCTACTACAACCATCTCCCCATCGGATAATCAGTCCTTCAGTACTATCTCGTTGTTTAGGTATGCCTCTGCCCATGCAAAACATACCGCTGCACATTCGATTACTTCTCTGAACATGTGCTCTCGGTCGTTCTCTTGAATGTCTTTTGAAACTTCACCCATCTCTTCCCCCAAGATAACAAACCAATCTGCATCGGTGTTAGTTAGGTTTGAATCTCCGTGGAGATAGTCTTGTCGTTCTCGTTCCCCCAGAACGGCTTCCAAAACCTTTACTCTAGTGAGTTCGTTAACCATTATTGGTTTTCGATTTCTGTCATCTGCCTATCTGCTTCTTTGATGAGGGCTGGGAAGACCCTATCAATCACAGGCTTTACTTCTGCTAATTGCTCATCTAGGTCTTTAGCTGTGTCTATGTCGTGAATACCTACTGTGATCTTAGCTGAGTTATAATTACCCATGTTCTTAGTAAACGACAATTCTTGGCTTACTAATACCATTACTTCGATCCCTTCTTTTTAGTTTCGGACACTTTAGTTGAACTGACTGCGGATACTAGAGGCTTAGCCGCTTTAAGTGCTTCTACTTCTTGTGTCAAGTCTTGTACCACCATTACTAATTCAGCAAAATCCTTTTCCCAGTCGGTGGTTAGTGCTTCGCTTTCTACAGGCTTTGCTCCACCACTGATAGCAGCTTGAATATCTTCGAGTTCACCGATAACAGCGACTAGAATATTGCCTACTCGATCCCCTGCGTTACCTAGCTGATTTGCTAGTTCTTTAGTTCCCTGATCCATAATCTTTTCTCCTTTTGCTAATCCCAATCTATATAGTCTATCACATTATCTACTGGTTTGTCAATGGGTACAGGGACTTTTCCCTCTAGCATTTGGTCGCCATCAACATAGAAATCTGTTTTAGTTGCCCAAGACGGGGTACACCATTCCATGTCTACTTCCAAATCCATATTCAAACTGTTAGCTAGCATTATCTTTTTAATGTCTGGGACTATGTGAATCTCATCCTTATGCACCTCGAAGATAATCTCATCGTGAATCTGCATAAGCATATTCGTCTTGTACGGTTGTAGGAACTCGTCGATGTTAATCATACGTTCAGATAGAATATCTGCTGATGTTCCCTGTACCAAATAGTTTACCGCTTTGTATCCCCAGTTGTTAGGAACTTTGTAGATACGTCCATACTTGTTGCGTACCCAACCTCTAGTTTCAATCGTCTTTACAACTCTATCGAAGAACTGTCGTGATCCCTTCATGTTTGCAAAGTATGTATTCTTGTACTGCTGTGCCTGTTGTGGTGATACACCCATGTCCTGCGCCAGCTTGTTCTTACCAATACCATAGATAACTCCAAAGGTAATGGTCTTAGCTGCCTGTCTATAGAATGAGAATTCTGGATCATCTTCGGTTACTTTGAAAGCGATCTTAGCTGCCTCACCGTGGAAGTCGATCTTCTCCTTCTTCATGAGAGCGATCATCTCTGGCTGACCCACATAGAGCAGGAACATTCTTACTTCCATTTGTGAGTAGTCGAATGAAACCATGCGGTAATCATCTCTAGGGATTACGAGCCTACGTGGGGTAAGCTCTGTGGTATCGTCCTTAAGCTTACCACCGCCTATGTATGACCATGCCTGTAGAATGTCGTCTGACCAGTGATCGGACTCGGCACCCTTGTTCTTCTTTAGCCTTGCACGAAGTTCTTCTAACTCATCATGAGTAAGTATATTTCCTAGAATTCGTGAGAAGTCCCTAGGAAGGTTCTGTAGATTTGGGTTAGCTGACGAAAGCCTTCCAGTAACAGTTCCCCAGTTCTTGAACACCGAATGCATTTCATCTGTTCCTGTGTATGGTTCAAGGTAAGTTGACTGTAGTTTAGATAGGTTGCGATACTGAGCAATTAATCCACCTAGTTCACTACCTGTCCTGATGAGAGCCTCCTCATTCCATGATGGATTACCCTTCTCGGTGATACGTGTCGGCTTGATGCCTATAGAATCCATAGCTAAGGTGATCTGTTTAGTCGAACTGAGAATGTTGAACTCATATCCGGTGAATGCGTAGATCATCTTTTCTACTTTGTCTCGTCGTGCTTGTATAGC